TCATTTGTCACTAGTGCCGCCGTGAATTGCCCTGCGGTGAATTCGGCGGACAGCGGAGCGGTGCCGAACAGCGGGAAATACTGGAATGAACGGACAAATGCACCGTGCGTGTTAGTGGTGCCTTGCACGACACCGAAGTTCAGCGTGCCAGCGCCGGGCTGCGATGCGGTCATCGTGGCGAATGTATATGCCCAGACGGACGTATTCTGGGCTAACGAATTGAAGCTATCGCTCATCAACACCGTGTCCATACCTACGCGAATGCGATAGTCCTGGCTGACCTCCGGAGGGCGGACTAAGCGGGTTCCGGTAACAAATCCGGGGTCGCTCTCAGCCAACATCGCGGCAAAACCTGCCGCACTCAAACCACCACCCTGCGCCACTTGTGCCGGGGTGTTATAAGGCAAATTTGATTGCAGATTGAAATTAGCGTCTACATTCGCCTTTCCCGCTGAACCTGAGCCGCCGTCAATGACTGCCATGATATTGCCTCGTTATTAGTTAGAAATCTGGTATTGAATTATGCGACGCCCGACAACCGGCCCCGGATTCGCTGTGCAATACAAAACCGCAGAGCCTGTCGCCGGTAATACCGACACAGCGATTGCATCCCACGCACCATCACCTGCCACACGCCCAGTTGCTACCTTGCCGCTCGGCTGCGCGGATATGATGCTGGCTGCCGTAATTGCAGCGTCTGTTATGGTGAATGCGGCGTCATACACTGGCTTGGCGCCAAAATCGACTTCCACATCGACCGGAGATAACGGTAAGCCGCTGACGGTGTGTTCTGCATCCCACGCAGCCTGACCCTCTTGGCTAAACGTGCCGTCTGCGGGTGTCGAGTGGGTGACGGTGACGGCCATTACGCCACTACCTCACCAGCAGGCGCAGCACCAGCAGTCTGCGTCACCTCCGCCCCATCAATACGCCCGGTCTGAGGATTCCGCATGATCTGGATATTTTTCTTCGCCTGCAACGCGGCCATCATGCCGCCCATCGCTTCCATGAACTGCTGATGCTGCATGGCGATGGCCTCCAACACTGGCTGCAATGCGGCGGCACCGCCACCAGATTCAACCTCGACATCCGCAACCTCTGCACCAGCGGCCTCCGCAGCGGGCTGCATCATTCCGGCTACTTTGGTTTCCATGCGGGCGTCATTAACTTCGCGGTCAGCCTCCGCCTTTGCCATTGCGACCTCGATCATCGCCATGATTTTTGTTTCGTGCTGCTTGATGAGCGACTTGACGGTTTCGATGGCTGCATCAACGTTTGTTTGTGCATCAACCAGCATCTGAGCCTCTTGAATCTGGCGATTAACGTCAATCTTGGCCATGCCCTCCTTGTATTGCGCGCTAATTTTCATTGCAGATTCTTGCTGCCCAGTTTTCAGCGCCTGATTCTCCTGCGCCAGTTTCTGATTATCCTCCTGCATTTTCTGCATCTGTTGCTGAACCTGCGGAGGAACAGCCTGTTGGCGCTGTTCCCGCATCATTTTCAGAATCTTGTCCTTGCTGGCTAGCGGTGACGCCTCAATGACGGCCTCGGCGGGCATCTGGAATCCTGACTTGACCATCTCTCCAAGCACTGCGAAGTCCTCGGCCTGCGTGGTGATCGCATCCGGCGCGTCATCAATGATGATGTCCATGTCCAACTCTGCAATGTCGTTTTCGGTGCCGACGATCTGCTGCATCGAAGGGTCTTGCGCGATACGCTGCTGCAACTGCTGCAACTGCTCTGGCGGCATCTGGCCAGCCTGAACTGCGGCCTGCGCCTTCTGCATCAACTGTTCGCCAGCGGTCATCGGTTTATTGAGTCCCACGAATTTCAGATTATTCTCGTCATCCGTAACGCGAATCCACTTTTCCGCCTTCCAATACTGCTTGATGCGGTTCCAGACCTTTCGATAAATCCGCACATCGTAATTTTTCAGCACATCAAACATCGGGGCTAACTCAGTCTGCGACGCCATCTCACGGGAGCGCAACGCCACACCAGACATCGAGCGAGTTTCTTTTCCCGCCGCTGCCGCCGAATACGATACTGCATCAATCTCCTGCTTCGCTTCTGTCAGCAGGTTGAATTGCGCCGTCGCCATGTCGCCGGTTTTCAGAATCTCGAATTCCATACCCGGCGTCGTTTCAATCACGCCATCCGGTTTCGCCAATTCCTGCCGCGCCTTATTGATATCCTCGACGGCACCGCGCTCCCAGCGCACTTGCCGCACAGACATCAAGTGCAACGCCTTAGATCGGCGCTTATTAATCTCGTCCTGAATGTCCAGCAACTGCAATACAGCGCCATACCGTTCGCATTCCCGCGTCACAAAAACCGACGCGAACTCATACGGCCATTCGGTTTCGCCTTCCTCGTTGACGTAGGGCGATACTTTCGGGGCTTTCAGGAATCCGCCTCTCGTGAAACACGCATAATGAACCTCGCCATCCTGCCGATAATACAACTCGACAATCTTCACGCGGCGTCGTGTGCCGTCTGCCCATCGCGGCTTGTCATCCCACGTATCCGAGTTTCCACCAATCGTGTTTTCCAGAATGTCCTCGGTGCCCGGATACATCGCCAGTGCCTCGTCGTAATCCATCCACACGACTTGCCCAAGAAACCGCGCATCCGAGAAATCCTTGCGGCGCGAGAACGAGTCATACACCAGCCTGTCCCACATCAGATTGCGGATGACGATCTTGAAATCATCGCCTTTAACGCCGGATTTCTTAACCAGAATCTCCGCCCCGCAAGTTCCCTCGATAATCAGGTTATCCCATGAGGACGAGCGGCAATCGGCATACATATTGTCTTGCAGGACGAAGCGGATAGCCTCTGATGCCGCAGTAGCCGCCCCCTGATGCTTCGGTGTGCGCGGAAACGCCTTCGCCGTCGTCTTGTTCACGCGCTCCATGCCCATCAGGCCATCCATCTTCGGCTTGATGCGATTAATCACCGTCGCGGACTGTTTCTGCTTTTTCAGTTTCGAGACTTCTTCCGGCGTCCACTGAATAGAATCGTAGTAATCGCGTGATTTCTCTGACATCGACCTCGAGTGCAGCGTGTTGTCCTCGGTTTCGTTAATCCACGTAATCAGCCGTCCGTGGTCGATGTCCGTGTCGCCGTTTGCGGTCGTCTGTGTGGCTACTGAGGGTAGTTGGACGTTTGCGGCGGATTGAGCGGCGGATTTCTTTCCGCCTTTCTTGCGCGACTCTGCGCCGTAACTGTTTGGTGCGGTTGCCATTACGCTGCGCTCCTAATTTTTAATTGTTTTTCCAGATACCATTGCCGAAGCGCCTGCTTCGCGTAGGCAATCATTAATTGTTTTTGCTGGTCGCCAATACCAATGCAATCAAACGCATAGGCATTTCTTATTGCAGTTCCATTTACAATCCACTGCGCGGCAACTCCAATCCGCGAACCCCAATCAAATTCCTCTATCATCCACTCTGGTTCAGACCCAAAGACGCTATGATTTAAAACGCTCGGAACGTGCGAAATCGCAAGGGTTGCGGCCATTGTTTTCAGGAACGATCTGCGCGTCATCATCATGCCGTTCTCCATGAATCTTCGTCGTCATCATCGAATCGCAACCATCTCTCGACTCGTTCTTTTGGTTTATCGACCTCGCGCATCCACGGGCGAGACATCACGGCATATCTACAATCATCTGCGCAATGATCTTCCTGATCGGTGTCGATATCCTCGAAATCTTTATCGTCCATCACGATATCCGGCATCGTTCTCCAAAACCCAGCGTGGCAATTCTCTGTTGCATAGAGCATCGGGCCGTCCTCGTCGCCAGCAATGCGTGACCGCAACGCCTGATACCCGGCATGTCGTGAGTTATCGGCGCGGCGCAGTATCACGCCCTCGCGCATCATCAATTCCGCGTGTGACGGGCCTCCATCGACTTTCCAGCAAGACGGGTCTGCGGCGATGTAGGCTATTTTTCGGTTGCCGCACATTTGCTTGATGGCCTTCGCAACCTCTGACACTTCCATGCGCCGACCTTCGTTCGGCTTGCCGTTCCAACCGTATAGTTCATTGAACCTAACAACAGCGCCGCGCCGAATCACGCGACCAGCGTTCGCGCCGAAATGATCTGGCAGCGCATCGCCGTTGCTGACCGCCCACAACCCAAACGAAAACGGCTTAGACGAACCCCAGTCGAATGACCCGAACACCAGCCAGTCGCGCGGCGGTTCGTTTTCAGGAAATGCTGGTATGCAGTGCGTGTCGCGCCGCAGTTTCTCGAACGCTTGCCCCGCCACAATATTCCAGTCGCCGTCCAATATGGCGCGAACCAAGTCCTCGGAACCCGACCCGCGCAGCCGGTCGGCATAGTCCGGGTCATCTTTCATCAGGTGCGGGTTGTCCGCCAATTTGCCGGGGATGTATTCACGAATCATCCCCCCCTCCATCGGCTCGGCCTGCCACAGCGTCATCGGCTTGTGCGGCGCAATCCATGTGCGCTTGACCCATGCGTGGCCAATCGAGCCAGGGTTCGACGCAGCCTCGATGCGCGGCAGTTTCGGGAACGGATTCGGAGCGTCACGGCTGAAATTCAACGCCTCCAAATGATCGCGTTCGAACCGCTTAACCTCCGCCATCAGCGCCTTGTCGTTTTTCCGTATCGCCTCGGTCTTACGCGCCACGTAATCCAAATCACCGGCATACTGCGCTGGAATATTCAACCCCGCCTTACGAACGCGGCCACGCAGGAAGCGATACTGAAAATCAGAGAAATGCGTCAACTCGTCCGGCAGCAGCACATGAATCTCAGCGCCCCGGTAATTCTCAACGTCATTCTCGGAGTCGCAATAGCAGAGGTGCAGCCGCGAATCGTTCCAGAACTCAAACTCGTTCTCCTGCGCACGATACTTCACCTGCCCAGCCTTCGTGTGGTCTGCCAGCATGGAAAACAGATTATTCGGCCCGCGCAAGTGGTTATCCCGCAAGTCGCGCAGTGTGCGCCGGAACAAATACACCTGAATCCCCGGCACCTCCATGCACCAGCGAATGCCGGACACGCGCAACTCGTATGACTTACCGGGCCCCGCAGCCCCGCCAAACAATAACTCCGTCGCCACGCTGTTGAACGCCAATCCCTGCTTCGGGTTCAACTCGATCTGCATCAGAGAACTGCGCTATCGGTTGGCGATACTGGCAATACCTGCGCAACGTCAGCCACCACGCGCATTTCCACAGGCGCTATGCTAGGCGCGGCATTAATCACCACGTTAAACGTCGGCGTCACGTTATGGTTGATGTCCACCTTATCGCCATACACCTTCGACGCGTGATGCTTGGCGACACGGAAGCGGGTTTCCACGCGCAGTTTATCGCGGGCAACATCGTTTACAGGGTCGTCGGCAATGGAAACCGTCTCCGCCACCAGCAAATGCGCCTGCACCTCCAGGCACCGCTGATAAACCGCATACCGCTCGGCATCCGCCATCAGCCATGCCAGCACCCTACCGTATGGAACGTCCCAATCTCTGCATATCTCCGGGAGTCCCTGATACACGGGCACACCATCCACAACAACAGCCCCCCCCATGCGCTGCGCAATCTCGTCCAGCGTCCGCTCCTCGTCCGCGAATTTCTCCAGCGTCCGGGCGATTCGGTCTTGCATGATTGCGCCCATCAGCGGAACCACGCCTTGAATTGATACGGAATTGGAAACTGCCACGGCAGCGGGCAACTAAATGCGCGACGAATCAACCTGCCACGCGATGTCCACGACGCAGCAACGGCAATCCGGCAGCCAAGGTCGTCCAGCGCGGGGCCGCGTATCTGCATGTTAACCGCGCCCACCAATCATCGGACTCGGCATCTGCCACGGCTGGGCGGGCTGCGCACCACCAGGCTGCATCGACCCATTAACCCCAGGTATCGCACCACCCTTGAACGGCATCACCGCGCCGGGGGCTGACCTCAACTCCTGCGGCCCGGCAAACGGACTGCGCCCAGCATTGACTCGCGCCAGCGCGTATTCACGAGCTTTGCGCGCAACGCCCTCCGTCATCTGCCCGCTCAATACGCTGCGCAACTCGTCCGGCGTCAGTGTTGGCACAATCGAAGGCACCTCTACCGGTTGACCACCAATGTCCACGCCTATCGAATATTCTGTCGCTACACCGCCGGCAGCCGGAAGCGCACCCATGTAACCGGAACTCTTCGCGCCACTGCCATCGTGACGAACGCCATACGGGGCGATACCGATACCGCCGACTGACGGCCTCAATCCACCCCCCATTTCCTGTGCGGCCAGTTCACTCAATCGCGGCATTCAGCCCCCTGTGAATCCTGAGAATCCAGCAACGGCAACTCAGCCAACGGCGCGTCAGCTTCCGTGTCTGGCGGCAACGCAATCGGCCCACACCACTCGCCTTCGGTTTCATCCACGAACACCGACAGCGGTTCATCGAAGTCCATATGCGGAACCCATATGCTCAACTCGTCGCCATGCAGCCGATCAACCACAATCTCAGCCACAACCAACTCGCCACGCGATGAGTAATGCTCGCCGCGATACCAATACCAGCCAGCTTCCGTCGGCAACTCTCGCGTCCATCTCCGGCTAGTGTCTTGGCTTACGGTAGTCGATGCGCTCATGAGCAAAGGCTTATACGCCATTGGCATTTACTGTGCAAGTGTGTGCTCACATACGGGCGAGTTAAAACTGCGGCGTGGGGCAGACGTGCATATGCGCGCACACAGTCGCCCCTTGCCCGTGTCCACAGCATCAAGCCCCCCCTGGTCAGCTCAGCCAAGTCAGTAAGCACTCACAAACATTCACGCATTGCGCATAATAGCTATTATGTTAAATAGTGATGCATCGCACCAACGTATACATATCAATGACTTACGCTGCGTTCAGGCAGTCATCACACGTTATGTGCATATGCTGCGCTGCGTTCGGCCCGCATTGTTGCGTATGCGCGACACTGGCGGACGGCATCGGCATCCGGGAAACAGGGCGTTTTCGGTTAGTGAGTGCTAACTAACGTGTCGATCTTAAAAATCTGTGACACATCGACCAATGACAGATGACAGATGATGACGGGAGAAACCTATATTTGTGCAACGTGCGCGCACGGGAAGGGAGTTTAGGTATAAACCGTCACAATGTGTCATCTGTCATTTTAAGCGTCATTCCAACACTATGTGAACTAATGACGGATTGTGACGGTTTATTCAAATATCTATCTTTAGGTCGATGCCCTTGAAATATCGGCCCTTTGAATCCCTGTAACGCTGGAATCCTCTGTCCTCGACCTTCTGGCTAAACCTTTTTTGACTCAAAACGAACTCTCCTTGCTTCTCGGCCCATCGCTTGAAGTCTAGGTATAAGTCACCTATAAGCGTCTTGTAATCCGGCGACGCCAACGTAATGCGGTCATCCATCCATGCGCCCAACGTGTCCTCTGCGCTCAGATACTCGTCTGTAGCTGCGGTGATGGCGGTTGGGCGTCCGAGTCCTTGCTCTTGCCACAGGATGCAGCCTTGCACCATCCAATGCAGGATGGCGGGGTATTCGAGCTTGAGTCGCTCTGGCAGGTCTAGGATGCGCTGCTCGTCGGGTATACTGCCAGACCATTCGAGCAGGTCGATACGGCGGCGCATTTCCTCGCCAACTGACCGCAGGGCTGGGCGGTGGTTGCCGATGAACACCAGTTTGAACTGTGGCTGGAACTCGAACGTGGACTGGTGCATGTGCCTTGCTGATATCTTGTCGCGGCCTGTTAACTGCTTAATTCTGGACTCATTCCACCTTGCGCCGTCCTCGGTTTCGGAGGCTGTGACCAATCGCGCACCTGCCAGCCTTGCGATTTCCTCACTGTGTTCGTTCTTCTCTTTGGCGGTGAATGACTCCATCTTCGCCGTGGTGCAGTAGTCATTCATGATCTCAACCAATGGTGTCAGGAACTTGGACTTGCCGCCGCCGCCAGCACCATGCACAAACAGGAATCGCTCCTCGCGGGTGTCGCCGGTCAGCATGTAACCGCACCATCTATGGATGAACGCGGCCACATTGGGGTCGCCTTTGTGGGCGCGGGCTAGGACGGAATCCCACCACGGATGCGGGCCTGCTTGTGGGCTTACGCTGGTCTTGCGGCTGATAAGCTGGTCGCGCTCGGCTTCCACCAACTTGCCGCAGGTGAGGTCAACGATGCCGTCAGGTGTGCCTAGCATCATCGGGTTGGCATCCCATTGATCGGGCGTTATCGCGCAATCTGGGTTCGCACCCGACAAATGATTGATTGCGTTGAAGTTTTTAATGGTGCAGATGCGTTGTTTTTGGATTGGCGTGAGTGCGTAGGCCTCGGCCTGTTGGCGGCGGCAATGCTCGTCAATCGTCCAGGTGATGCTGTTCTTTTCGTCGCGCACCCACGTTTTGCCATCCCATTTGTGCCACGCCTTCCACTTGGCGGTGTATTTCCAGTCTTGCCCGTGTTTCTCTACCCATGCGCGGGCCATGCCTGACTCGCTGAACTCTGGCGGCAGTTCGGCCTCTGGGTCGATTTCCTGTTTTTTTGGCTTGCGAACGGTGTTGCCGTCTACCACGCCGAGGTCTGGTTTGGCTTGTGTGGTGGATTTAGGCTCAGATTTCGGCTCAGGCGCGGTTATTTGGGCCGTGGCTGCGTCGGTTGGCTTGGGGTCGTGTGTCGGCGCGTTTGGTGGCGCGGGCGTGGTTGGCGGCTCATTTAAAGGGTTCGGGTAAACCGTCACTCGCGCCTTTGCCCATGCCATTGCCTCGTCAGGCGTCCAACCATCGGTGAGAGCGTCGGCCAAATCCCATCCTTCCGGTGATATCGTGCCGTCAGGCTGTGTTTCGCTGTCCACGCCCTTGACCTCGATTGCGCCGTTCTCGTAGAGGTAGGCGGCAATGCGCGACATGGCTTGCCTGCCGGGTTCGTCGGCGTCTGGGACGAGAACGACCTTGCGGCCCTTGAATTGAGTCCAGTCCACGCGGTCGATTGCCATTGCGCCTGCTGGCCAGGTGGCGGCGACTACGCCCGGGAATAGTTGCTGCGCTGCATCAGCGGTCTTCTCGCCCTCGACCAGCATCACCTGCGAGTTTGGATGCTCATGGATGTTGTGCAGGTTATATAGTGGTCGCGGTGTTGCGAAGTGGCCGCACTCCCATTTGGGCGGGTCTGTGTCTGACCGCGCACCCCAAGACCAACAGCGCATCGTTTTACCGTCACCATCCTGATATCGGGCCACATAGCCCAACGTGTTGCCGGTTATATCGTGATAGGTATAGGTGGCCGTGGGTTCGCCTAGCGCCTTGATTTTCATGTCCGGCGCTTCGGAGCCCAGAGGTGGTGCGAATGTCTTGCGGGGCGCTGGTTTGGCTAACTTACGCTTTGGCGCTTTGTTCTCTGTGTTGGCTGTGCCGCTGCCATTCAGCAACCGCTTGCACGATTCCTTAAAATCAATCTGCTCGACGTGTTGCAGGAAGGTAATCGCGTTGACTGTCCAGCCGCAGCTAAAGCATGTGACGAAGCCCTTTTCAGGCACCACATACATGCTCGGATGGTTGTCCGGCGAATGGTTTACGCACTTGCCGACGTATTCGCGGCCCTTTGGTGTCAGCTCTGTGTAGCGGCTGACGAGGGTCACTAGGTCGGTTGCGGCGAGAATGGCCTCAGTGTCGATTTTCTCAGCCATGATTGCCATCCTTTGCTTCGGACTTCGGCTCGACCAAATCCGTCTGCAATTGCTTGGGTAGCGTCAGGAGTTTTCGGCCTGGAACAATCTCCACGGGCTTGAGAATGTAAATCTCTCTGGTAACGCCTTGAGTTTTTAGGTATTTGACGCCAGCGAGTGCCGCGTCATGAGTGGGGTAAATCTTCGTGGGCTTGCCTTTTCCGGCTACCCACAACATATAAAAATCCATTACTCATCTCCGCTTAGATTGAATGTGTGCCGGTAAGTCCCGAAAGCGGCGAGACGTAGGAAGCTATCCCAATGTCCCGGCACACGAAGTATACCGCGAGTATTATTATAACGACAACATCAACTGGTGCTCAGCTATCGCTCAGCACTTCCGCTTGCCGCCGCCCGACTTGCCTTTGCCTTTGGATTTTTTCATAGTTTGCACGGTATCACCTCCTTTCATTGGGATTTATTTCAGATTTGCAACGCAAACGCATATCGCACGATTAGCATCAGCATCCCGAACGCCCGAATCAGTCGGGTTGTGCATCGCCACCCATGCGTCACGCTCGATTTCGTAGCCGATGATTAGTTTTAGTTTTTTCATTAGAGCGAAGCATTGGGCGTCATTGGTTGTCGGGTCGTAAATATCATCGCCGCCACGAGAATTCGACGCGACAATCGCGCTATCGCTTACGTCATAACAGACGGCGCTCTTGGCGGTAAACGGGCGCACCGTTCGGCCCTCTTTTACGGCGCACCTTTTAATTATTTCCAAATCAGTCATCACAACCTCCGCTATCGGTAGCGCCCACACTCAACGCCTGATTCCCGTCGATGCTGCCAAGCAAACGCGCCCATCTCCGGCCCGAGTCGGCAGGCGGATTCCAGGATGCGCTCAGCTTCGGTCTGCGCGGGTGGCTCGACGTATTGCAGGCATGTGATCGCGGCCGCGAATCCGATTGCCACGCCCATCGCCGCTGCGGTTAATGTGCGGCGGAGGGTGGTGTGGGTGTGGAGTATGGTTACGGGGCGGATTGGGGTCATGGCAATTTAGAGATTCACCAATGGCGCTCAACGTCCTCAAATTTCAGCTTAAGGTGGCGCATTAGTGTGTCTAGCTTTTTCTCACACTCCCATCGCTTTTCGCGCTCATCTTCGATTCTTTCGTTGGCCCATTTAACGCTGCGCTCAAGAGCCTCAATTTTCTCATCGGTTTCAGAACCAAACATATCAATTCCCCTCTGTAATCTGCGGATTCGCCGCAGCGCGATTACTCACCATAACCGGCGGCGAGTAGCGCCACCCTCACATCATCCGTCGAAGTGGCGAAGATGCCGATGCCACCACACTTGCGGATATGCGCGAGGTAATTGGCCTGCTCCTGCTCACGTTGGTCTGACGGCTTCGACCATCCCTCGCGCTTGCACTCAATCACCATGCGAGTCGCGTCCGTCAATGTGACCGATAGATCAACCACGCGCATTGGTGAATACTGAATATATTTCGGTTTGTAAATCGTATGGAATCGGATGAACTGACCTTCCGCGCCATACACGGCACCGCTATTGATGCGCTCCACCATCGCCACAGCCGGATGCTGCAACAGATACTTGATAATCTCCGCCTGAACCTCGCTTTCCAATTTCCGTCCATCCGCTCCCGGCTTGGCGCGAGTCTGTTTTGGCTTCGCTGTGCTGATCGCCAGTTGCTCAGCAGGCGTCGGCATACCGGAGGCTGCGGCAAGGTGGCCAAGTGCGGTCTGTATCTGGCGCTTATACTCGGCGTGGCTCGTTTTAAACCCGAGGAACTGTATCGCTCCTCTGCGGCTTGGGGGGCGGGTCATGGGAGTTTGGCGACGAGTTCGCAGATAGCGCGATTTACATCTGCGTTATCGGCATACGGGGTGCCAGCAGTTGACCATTCTTCCGCCGCACTCCAATCAGCCGCTAATTGCGCCTGCCACTTCGGCCCAGACTTAAGTAAAACAATCTCCAGCTTCTTTACCAGTTCGAAGCATTGGGTATCATTTCGAAGCGGGTCATAGCGACCGTTATAGCCCTGCGTCGGATGATTCATTAACGCGACAAAACTGCCGGTATTTGCGACTTGATACGGAATCCCCATCTTTTCCGCACACTTGGCGTTAATTTCGCTGTCCGTCATCACGGCCTCCCCCTAGCAATCAAGCACAATTCCTTGTGCGTCCAGAATTCGCGGCCAGATGAGGGACGGAATTCCGGCACATATTTGTTGCCTACAGCGCCTTTGTATCGCGGCTGCTTGACAGCACTCTCGCGCACCGGAGGCTTTTCCCAAAAGGTTCTCTGAGGCTGCGGCGTGTAATTGAATGATGAGCGCACGATCACCGGCGCACTCAGCGGCCCATATAGCCGAGTATTCGCCGTAATATCATCTCGATCTGCATCCGCAGCCGTGCCGATACAGTGGATTTTCTGCTCAGTTTGCAATTCCTTGACTGCGCGGTTAACTGTGGCTTTGCAGACTTTTAGCGCCGTGATGATGTCGGACTGGCAGACTGGCTTACGTGTCTCAGCGTAATGTTGCGTGACGTATGCCGCGATTTTGTGCTTGTGCGCGGCTTTTTCTCGGGCAGCGTTGGCGGCTTGTAGGGTCATGCTGATTTCTCCGGGGCGGCGGGGAGATGCATCCAGTGAGTAGCGCCCCAGTCACGGATAGCGCAGCCATGAAGATTCGACACGGATGCAACCTTGATATCGTTCCAGTGATTAAACAGCAGCGCATCACGAATTCCAAAGTTCGGGCTATACAAAAGAATCTTGATGCGGCCCCCGGGATTATCTTTCGGCGCGGTAATCGGCATATCCTCAACACTTTTCCATTCCATCTTACTGTCCATACATCCCCCTCCTGCGGTTGTGCTGATTCAAATTTGTGCTGCGATTCAAAGTGGTGGTCTAGTGGTCGGGGCGGCAGGGTTTTATACCTGCTTCCGGGTAGCAAGCCCATGGGTATCCGATGCTGAACGCTTCCATTCTGGTCTCCACCAGAGCGCGCCCCGATGCCGTAAAGTATCACGCCTTTTCGCGTATTGCAACGCTTAACGCGACGGTATAGAATCCGGCTACAAGGAGGCAACTATGCCAGCACGACAGTCAGCAGAGGTTCAGCAGGCCATGCGGTTAGTCATCGAAAGCGGGAAAACTGTCTATGAGGCTTGCAGTATGACCGGGATATGGCCGTCTACCCTATATAGGGCATTGAAAACAAAGGATAAAAAGAAAGTTAAAAAAGTGCTTGCACGTTGATTCGCATTATGCGACAGTGGCGCTGTCAATAACGCAATCACACAGGAGAAACACATGAACCGCCAGCAAGCAATCCAGACCGCAAAAGTCCTGCGCAAGGGCATGACCACGTTTCAGTCAAAAGATGGCGTTGACGATTTGAAGGTTCACGACAGCATCAGCGCCGCCAAGCGTTATAGCCGGTCATGCGGACGCGGCGTTGCGCTGACCAAGGATGAGCGCTTCCCGCTGAACACTGTCGTCGCCGCCTAAACCACGCAACGGAAAAGGGGAATCGACATGGGAACGAAAATCACAGCAGGGCCGCAGAACTGGGTTGCATCAACGGCGTTTTCAGTGTCCGAAGGAATTCTTGAAACGTCCGTCTATATATCCGATGATCGCACCGAAACAATTGCGCGCGTTGAATCTCAAAAAAACGAATCCGAACTGTATCAACGCGCCCGCCTGATCGCCGCTGCGCCGGAGCTGCTGGCCGCATTAATCGCGCTGAAAGAGAAATGTGGGCACAGGACTCAACGGGCAGTCTCCGAAAGCATGAGTGATGCCGACGCAATTGCGATGCGAGTTGCTTATGACGACGCTTATCTCGCCATTGCCAAAGCCACATCCACCTAACCCCGAAAAGGCCCGACCATGAGCGAGATGCATCATGTGAGCAGATTCTTCGCCAAATTCAAGATGGGGCGGGGATGCTGGCAATGGCGGGGGAGTGTAACGGACAAGGGCTACGGACATTTTCACATGGACGGGAAGGGGTATCAGGCGCATCGGGTTGCATACATGCTGTTTGTCTCAAAAATCCCCGATGGCAAGTGCATTGACCATCTTTGCAGGAATCGCGCTTGCGTCAACCCGAATCATTTGGAGGTCGTGACTTGGAAGGAAAACATTTTGCGTGGCATTGGTTTCAGCGCAGTAAATAGCCGCAAAACTCGTTGCATCCGTGGGCATAAATTGAGCGGCCACAACCTGATAATCAGGAGCTATGACGGCACAAGAATGTGTCGCCAATGTGCGAACTACACAGCAAGAAAAGGATACTGGAAAATGCGCGGAGTTGACTATACAGAACTGCTGGAGGCCCGCAAATGAGCCTAATGGATATGGTGGGGAAACTGGTCTGCGCGTGGAAAGCCAAACACGTATGGCGCAGAGTCACGCAAAAAGTCGGGGAATTTGGCGGCAAACCAAGCGCGACGGAAAAGTTTAGCCAATGCGCCCGTTGCGGCGCTACCCGTCCGATCAAGCCGAGGACGCGCAAGGCGAACGTAGCGATAGCGGAGGGTGGCGGGAATGGTTAAGTATCACGATGATCTGGTGCAAGGTTCGGATGAGTGGTTGCAGGCTCGTTGCGGATTGCTGACGGCTTCGGAAATGAAACTCATCATCACGCCGACGCTGAAAATCGCCAGTAACGACAAAGAACGCGCCCATCTGTATGAATTGCTGGCTCAGCGCATCACCAAATACGTTGAGCCGCATTACGTGAGTGACAGTATGCTGCGCGGCATGGAAGATGAAATCGACGCCAGATTGGAATACGCCAAGCATTACGCGCCGGTCGAAGATGTCGGATTTATCACCAATGACGGCGACGGTAAATGGGGGTTCACGCTCGGATACTCGCCGGACGGACTGGTGGGCGATGATGGCCTGATCGAGTGCAAGTCGCGGTCGCAGAAATACCAGATTCAGACGCTGTGCGATTACGTCCCGGTCGATACGATTGACCCGGATTTTATGATTCAGGTGCAGACCGGGCTGATTGTGTCGGAGCGTAAATGGTGCGACTTGGTGAGTTACTGTGGCGGGTTATGGATGGCAACGGTTCGTGTGTATCCAGACGAGGGTATCCAGACCGCGATAATGACTGCGGCATCAGCGTTCGAGCAAAAGCTGGCGGACAAACTGGCGAAATACGAGGCCGTGATTGCGTCAAAAGCGCGGCTGATTCCTACTGTGCGGAAAATTGAGGAGCAAATGGTATGAGTCGGCGCATCAAGTTGACGCAGGGTTACTCAACCATTGTGGATGACGCTGATTATGCGTTTTTGTCTCAATTTAAATGGTTCGCTTGGATTTCTGATGGTGGTGCCCCATACGCAGCCAGAGCCACAAAAAGAGCGGACGGAGCCAAAACAACCGTCAGGATGCACAGGGTAATTTTAGATGTTCCGGTCGGATTAATTGTCGATCACAAGAATGGCGACGGACTAGACAATAGACGGTCAAATCTTCGCATCGCAACAAGACAGCAAAATCAGTTCAACAGTGGCCCAACCAAAAAAGGCGCGTCAAAGTTTAAGGGCGTTTATTGGAGTCCTCCGCATAAGAAATGGAGGGCGCAGATAACCCTTAGTGGCGTCAAAAAGCATTTGGGATTATTTGTTAATGAAGTTGATGCGGCTGTTGCTTATGAGGCTGTAGCCAAAAAACACCACGGTAAATTTTTTAGGAGTTCCTTGCATGAATGACATGGCACAAGTAACGGTACCACGGTCAGATCAGATCAACGCTGATTCGCTTTTGGCTGGCCCAATAACCGTAACCATTACATCGGTTGATATAAAGGCCGGTTCAGAGCAACCCATTACCATCCACTACGAAGGCGAGGACGGAAAGCCGTGGCGTCCGTGCAAAAGCATGGCCCGCTGTTTAGTCGCAGCCTGGGGGCCGGATTCCAAAGCATACACCGGGCGCAGCCTGACGCTCTATTGTGACCCGAAGGTAAAATGGGGCGGACTCGAAGTTGGTGGAATTCGGGTCAGCCATATGTCGCACATTGACGCCGCAATGACAATGGCGCTGACCGTAACTCGCGGCAGCAAGAAGCCTTATACGGTTAAGCCGCTGGTTGCCGACGCGAAACCGGACTATTCCGCCAGCCTCAAATCCGCCCGCACCATTGACGAACTCGGCGCAGCATGGTCGAAGATTCCGAAGTCCGAGCAGAAACAGTATGCGGCGGTCAAGGATGCGCGCAAGGCCGAGTTATCGCAGCCGGTAACGATATCCGACCGCATCAAGTCCTGCGCCAATAACGAGGAACTGGATGCGCTGGCCGAATCGCTGACCGGCGACGATGTCGGGATTTATTTCGATGCGATTGCCAAGCGGAAAAATGAGTTGCTGGATGCTGCGGCGGGAGGGCAGGTATGAGCAAGCAATCTGGCTGGATACGGTCAAACCATCGCATTGTAATCGACGTAACTGGGCATCCGTGGGTATGTGATGGCAAAGATCAGAATCAGAAATATACGGAATCACACGCCGAAGATTTAATGAAAATTCTGCGTCCGATGGCCGACAATATCAGCAGCTATTACGGGAATCCACGACTGGAAAGTGACCGGTTTTGCAGATTCTGCGATAGCAATTGGGATGACTCGCTTGACGAAAACGGTGCGCCTATTTGCTGCCAGAAGGCCGTTGATTTACACGGTGCGGCGGCATGACACCAATCCGCCGCTCCCTACTCACCGCAGCCCGCCGAGAATCGCAACGGCGTGTTGTGAGGCCGGAGCGTGTGTTTATGCTGCTTAAATTTTTGTGTGGGCCGAAGCGTAGTGGCAAGGTTCGTGGGTTTTACGATTAATTCAACGCAGCACAACAGGAGATTTAAATGAACAAGTCGCAAATTGAATACGCTTGCAGTCGAATTGATGGCATCGCAAACAGAAAAGTATTCGCGTTCACCGCATCGCAACCAGCGGAGCAAGTTAAGGCAATGGAATTCGATGAAATGTATGCGCTCATCGCGTCCGGTAAGGCCAAGCTACTGCCTCGCAATAAGGTTGGCCGCCATACCGACATTCACTTGGCATACACGTATCCGGCAGACCATAAGGCTGTTGCCGCAGACAAGGAGCGCACAAAGAAAATTGATGCGTTCAGCGAAAAGGTCTACAAAAAGGCAACCGAAATCAAGGATAAATTCGTGTTCTCGGACATGAAAGACGCCGGACAGTTGGTTGCTGAATTCGACGCGATGAAAATCTGACCGTGTGGCCCGAAATTAACTTGGCGTAACCGAGGGAGGGAGGGGCATGGATAAGCGCACTTTGGCCGCATTGAAGGGTAGCATCAAGAAATGGGAGGGCATCGTTGCCGGAACCGCAGTGGATGCAGGATGGCGAAACTGCCCGCTCTGCACGGAATTCCACAAATACGACTCATGCGATGGGTGTCCGGTCAAGGCCGCGACCGGAGCGGATATGTGCGACGGCTCACCTTACGAGGATTGGGTCGAGGCAACGCGCCCCGTTTGGTTTGCTGAGCGTCGCGATGGAAAACCGTGGGCATTGCGCGTGGCAGACGACGAAACCGTAATGTGCGCCGTCCTCGAACTGGAATTCCTGAAATCACTGCTGCCACAGGAGAAATAGCCATGCCCCAAACCGCAAACGAGCAGAAAGCATTGCGCGACTACAGCCGTGATTATCGGCACTCGCAAACTGGCTGGCACTCAGCCGAGCAGCGCATGGCAGGTAATACGAAGCCGCACAATCCCCACGCCGACGCCCGCATGACCACGATACAGTTAATGCAAGGCGTCGTGTGCGTCGGACTCGTCTTAGTGCTGCTGTTTCTTTACTGGCAGGTATCGACCCCGGCTGGCATTGCGGAAATGGAGCGACTGGCTGCGTTTATTTACACTTACTTACGGGAGATATTCTGATGACACCACGGGAATTGGCGGCGGCGATACGGCGCGGCCACGGGATGATTGCTGAGCGCGTAACGACCTTCTATAACAACGGTTGCGGTTGTGCGCTTGGCGCTGCAATGGCCGGAAGCGGAGTTACGGAGAATCAATACATCGGACTTATGTGGGAGCGCACATCGAGAGGCAATGGCTCAATCCTCGCGTCATGCGAATTGCTTGGAATACCAGAGGATTTGGCAATTGCAATATCTTGCAAACATTCTGGCGGTCAGCCCCGCCTCGCCATAGCTGACTGGCTAGACACACTAGAGCCGGAAACGAAGCCAGCGGATAAGCAAACCTTCGATGCGTTCATGGCAACCGTCACGCGAGACATGGCGCTGCAAAGAGCGTTACCAATCGGCCCAGTGCGAGTCGAAGCATGATCCTCCGCCTAGTAACGCCCGATAAAGACCAACTCCAAGACGCAATAGACGACCGCAACACGGATATGGCGCGGTTACAGGCTGACGTTAAAACTTGCATGGCTCGGCATGGCAAGGGGCGGACGCTGACGGCTGTGATTGAGGCTTGGCGGCAGGCGGATACGGAGGGTGTGAAATGGTAGCCGAGACTAAAATTGCAATGCTGACTAATTCGGAACTTTCTGGTGCGATATCGGATTCGTATGCGAAGTGCAGGGCATCCACCACCGGAGAAGGTGTTCATGCGGCGACACTTGAGCATTACAAGAAACTGTTAGCGGAACAGCATCGCCGCGCAACGGAGCGTGAAAAATGATCTGCCCCGCACCCCAATGGATTCACGACCGCAACCTGTGCAACTGCCGCGCATTAGCCGCCAAGCGTGAACGTGACGCCGACCAACCCGAACCGCGCATGAGAATCGGCATGGGGGCGGGGAGTTATGGGCGGCCGGCGGAGGATGATCGGTTGGACTCGCCGAAGCATAGACAAGGAGATAAATGATGCAACATAAACCGCCGTCACTCGCAGATATTCAGGAGCATAACGTTCACATGGCTGCCGCCAGCGAAGCAGCGGGGGCGACGCCGAGCCACGATGAAGTAATGGATGGCGTTGTTGGTCTTGCCGAGCATTGGAAAGATGCTGACGTATGCGCGCCAGAGGTTGTCACCGCATCGCTAGCCAATGGACTCCTACGCATCTACTCGCAATTATCAGCCGCCCGCCAGCGGATTGAGGGGCTGGAGGCGGAGCGAGATGAGGCGCGTGATGCAGCAAAAATGGCGGCCAATGCGCTGGTGACCGTTCTAATGGCTTGCGCGAATCCATTGGTTCCGACTGCGGCACAGTGGGCGGAAATAAACGCGGTCGCAACAAAACGCCTGGCAGAAATTGAGCCAAAAGGAAAGTCATGAAAGACGAAAAAGGAAGGCCAATGACATTCTGGGGTGGAAAGTCCGCTGATAAACCTGCCGTCGAAGAAAGGCCAGTATGCGCCGCCTGCGGACAGATTGACGGAGAGCATCTTGCCCATTGCCGCATCGCTATCCTCGAATCCCGCCTTGCTGCGGTGGAGGCGGAGAGGGATGCAATCAGGCTGGCGACGATTGAGGAAGCGGCGAAGGTGTGCGATGCAGAGCATGACCATTGGCGGCAAGTTTCGCACTGTGAAGCAGAAATGAACGCTGCATATAACTGCGCCAACCTTATCCGCCACCTAAAGGAGAAATCATGAGCGAGACGCCACAAGGCAATATAGTAAGCACGGAGATTCTTGCCGAACGTGTATTGCCAGCGAGTGACGCTGCAATGGGCAAGTATCTAAGCCACGACGAAATTCAAGCCGTAGCTGCACTGCTGCGTCACAAGATGAGTATTTCCGACGAGGCCGCAACTTTGGTCGGCTGCATCAGGAAACTAACCGTAGCCCTTTCCGCCGCCGAGTCCGCGATGTTCAAAGGCGTCGCGCTGCACCGTGGCGAAACAGAGAATCCCGCTGATTATTGCAAATGTGATTCCTGTTCGTGGCTAAACGACTGGCTGCAACACCGCGCTAGAGAGGCCCTCGCCACCGGCAAATCGGCTGAGGGGGAGGCATGAGCACCGAGCGTAACGTGCCGTTCAAGCCCGAAACTTGGCCGAATGTTGATGGACGCGGCGACATAGATGGAAAGCCATATCTGTGCGAAATATGCGGAACTCCGTGCCTCACGGGTTCGTGGCACAGAGAGTGTGGAATTGAGCGCGACGCCGACAAGCGCATAAAAGCCTTCAATGACACATACGACGAAAACGCTAGACGACGCGGGCAATACACCCATGACTAAGCCACTGACCCGCCAGCAGACGAATGATTACGTGGAGCGCGATAAGGCCGTTTACGAGGCAGCACGATTCGTCGGCATACCAGCGACCAAAGCTGACAATTTCCTGAAAACGCTTGAAATGTGCGGCTGGTCATTGCGACACAAAGACGATGCAGACGATACGCTGAATTATGACTACGGCGAAGCATTGGCATACGCCCGCAAGATGGGCCTGCCGACAGACTTCCCGCTTTAACCACCCCCAGCGCCCGTTAGCACACTGACGATAGGAGAAGATGATGCACATTTGGAAATTTGACGACTGCGATTTTGTAGCCAGCAATGATGGCCTTGAGGCAACGCTGGCTTGGTATAAAAAAGAAACTGGCGTCGAGGTTGAGGCGGATTACATCGAAACCTGCACTGGCGAAGAACCAATGAACGAAGCCGAGCAAGGCGATCCGCCAATGATGACAACGATGCGCGAATCAGCGCAGAAGCGCATTGATGCTGGCGAACAATTGCCCTTCGTTATCGGCGTGGATGCGCACTACATATGACCTCCCGCGACGAAAGAGACGCGCTGGTGAAGCTATTGAGGGAAGTCCGCGACAACGTGGACGTGTATCACAAGCTGACTACAATCGACGCTGCCATCGCCGCCCTCACCGCGCATCCAAGCGAGAAAAGCACATCGTATTTTGTGCAAGGCGATTACCACATCAGCATTAACGTGGATGGCAGCACGCACACACGCACCGCTGACGAATGGTTATCTTTGGCGCGAGTTGATCTTAAAGCAAAGGCCGCCCCATCGAATCCACCCGCACCATCAGCCATCCTCGAAAAACTAAGCCTGCTGAAATCGGCCCACGTATGCGGCGACGGTCACTACTCGACCACGGTGCAGCGGTGCATTGAGGAATTGGAGGCGGCGATACGTGCCGAGCAGCCAAGCGCGGGGGAGCCGGTGGCGTGGCGGTGGCGTGGCCGTGTATCGAAAGCGCAGGATTGGAATAACTGGGATGCTGGCCCGGATCATCCTCCATACCCTGTAAGCGAGAATTATCAGATCGAGCCACTCTACGCCCACCCTGCCCACTCTAATCCGGTGGCGGACAGGGGCGAGGAAATTGCAGAGGCGAAGGCCGAGAAAGACGAGGCTTACCGGCAACGCAATTATCTGGTTGCCACACTTGCAAGAATGTTTCCGTCCGGCGTCAGGAATACGGATATTCCGGGATGGTCAGATGATTGGCATGGCTGCTGTTTCATCGACTTGCCGAGCGGCCAGATCAGTTATCACTTTCACGATTCACACCGCCACCTGTTCGATGGCCTGCCAGCCTACGAAACGCCCTGGGATGATCACGATAAAGAAACCGTCCATGCGCGGCTACTGGCACTATCCACCCCCGCCGAATCCTCGCCTGAGTTGGTTGTGGTGCCGAGGGATGCCGCAATCAAGGCGTTGTATTGGGCGCGGGCCTGTAGCGATAAATCCTTAGAAGCCGCGTTAATTGCCGCCTCCCAAGGCGCGCAGAAGGGGGAATTGTGAGCAAGACTCCGCGCATTAAAACTAAATATGAAGAACCGAAGGCTGGAGAGTGGATTCAGCCAATACGAAAGGGGTATTCAATGGCTTGCTGTGATTGCGGTTTGGTACATACGCTTGATTTCAGAATCAAAGACGGGCGCGTTCAGTTTCGTGTTTTCAGGAATAACAGAAAGACCGCCGCGATGCGAAGGGACGCCAGCGGGAATCTTCCAAACGGAGAGCGCATTCGCCATGCCAGTAAAAAGTCTTTGAAAATAATTCAAGAGGCTTGCGATAAATTCGCTCCCGCATTAAAACGGCTGGCAAGATCATGACCGACTCCGCCGAGAAGTTGCTGCCGTATCAGGCATATAGCAGTCTGCGCCACGGACACGCCAAGCATGGCGAGGAATCCCCGACTTACGTCAGTTGGCTTTCAATGTTCAGCAGGTGCAAGCGCAAATACGATAAGCGCGGGATATTCGTATGCGACCGCTGGAAGGTCTTTGAAAACTTCCTTGCTGACATGGGTGAGCGGCCAGATGGGGCAACGATTGACCGATTCCCAGACAACAACGGGCCTTATTCGCCTGAAAACTGCCGATGGGCAACACCAACTCAGCAAGCGCGGAATACCAGGAGAAGCAAACTGACGCTGGAAACTGCGACGCAGGTTGCTTTGCGACGACTGCGCGGAGAAAGCGCGGCGTCAATTGCCAAAGACTACGGCATAGCAGAGAGCCTACCAAGAGAAATAGTCCGCGGGTCTTGCTGGAAGGATGCGCTGGCGTTAGCCAAAAAGGAGTTTGCTAATGGATAAACTTTTACCCTGCCCGTTTTGTGGCGCACCAGCGCATACCGAAGCAAATCCTGATTTTGGGATTGGCGCTGACTGGCTCATTCATGCCGCCTGCGGGCCTGATTGTGGGGCAGGGCCAGCGATTACAGGTGAAACCGAGTCGGAGGTTATCGACAAGTGGAACCGCCGCGCCCACCTTTCCGCCCATCCAGTGACCGGGCAGGGTGATGGGTGGATTAGCGACAGACCGCCGAGCGTTGATGATGGAAACGCAGCCGGAGAGGTTTTGGCGTGGCACAAAATTCACGGTAAGGGAGTGACGATTCGCCATTGGCGCACAGTTCATGTGTTTATGACTGACGATGCCGACCTGTCAATGCGCGACATCGTATGGCAACCACTCCCCGCCGCACCAATGACCGCCGCCAGCGGGATGGATGAGAGGAAATAACGTGGAAATTAAGCGGAATTTTATCAGCCGGATGTCGATTGAGGGCTTTGCCGATATGCACGGCTTGGTCATGGAAATCAACGAGCGCAGGAACGCTCAGCGACGATACGAGCGATGGGCGGGTTACACGATACTGTGATTTACACGACCAACGCACCATCGGGCCGCAGCGATTCTGCGGGTTGAATAGGAGAAGTGGTAATGGCGAAGTATCGTAAAAAGCCGGTCGTAATTGATGCGGCGCAATGGTTTAAGAATGGCGACCATCCAGACGACTATGCGGGAGATGTCCAGGGATTTGAAGATGGCAAGCTAACGACATTCAACGGAGATTACCGCAAAGAGCGGGGTTGGGAAGGCGATGTGGTTCGCTACTTTCGGCACCCAGACATTCCCGGCGAACAGGTCTGCTCAAAGTGCGGCAAGACCATGCACGTTCACGGTTGGATTGACACGCTAGAGGACGGCCACAATGTCTGCCCCGGCGACTGGATTATTACCGGCGTTCAGGGTGAGCGTTATCCGTGCAAGCCGGATATATTCGCCGCCACATACGAACCAGCCTAACGCAACCCGCTGGCCCAATCGCGCACGGACTCCACATCTACGGCGTCCGCTGCGCATTGGTCAGCGATTGCTCGTAAGTCCGTAACGAGCGTTCCGTAGCTTCGACGGAATTCGTCTGCGGCAAAGCACTGGATGTCAATGCGCTTGGCATCGGCGGGAACGCTGGGCAAGCCACTTTCAGGGGGATTGGTGCCGCGCAACCGCTTAGCAAGAGCAGCAACGTCGGCGCGTAACTTCGTATTCTGAGCATCAGCAGTCTCCTTACGTTTCAGGTTATCAGCATTAATCCTAGCGGCCTCCTTCGCCGCCAATTCCCCTTGCGCCTTAACCGTGGCCTGGAATGTGGCGTATTCCTTCGATACAGCCTCGTAGCGCGATTTATACCAGTAGATCGAGGCCGACATAGCCAGAAATGCCACGGATGCAGCCACGGCCAGCCAGCCCATTAACGACAACTGAATGAAGCCGCGCTGATGGGCTGTCATGGTTACGCTCGGTCTACGCTGTCGTAACGGTGCTGCGCCAACAGGTAGCCCTCAAGCGGCCAAATCTTGTCGAACGCCTGCTTGTAGGCCAGCCCTTTGCCGATTTCCACATTGAAGTTACGGGGGTCAACGCAGGCCGATTCGCCGCGAACGCTGTAGCCGTTTTTCAAGGTGATATTGCAGAGGGTTACCGTGGAGTCCGGCAGAACGAGATAATCGGTCTTGGCGATTTTCGCCTCAATCGAATCTTTCGTTACTTTCGGGTACGGTTGCGCGGCGATTGCTTCGGTCAGTTCGCTACCTTGCAGCTTCGGTGATTCCACCATTTTGATACTCCTTTTGATTTACCATGATTCCGTCATGGCGCGGTTAAAACTCGTTACGCTGGCAGTATTGTAAGCCAAACATCACCCTCCGCCAGCCCATCCGAAACCCTCGGTTTCAGCAGCGCCAAAGCCTCCTTAGACCGCCCGATGCTGGACGCGAGGCGCACCATGCCAACCAGCGGGCAGCCCTCGGTATCCTCCTCGGTATTGCCCGCGTGTATGCGAACGCCCACGAATCCCGGCACGTTATTGACCGTCAGTGTATTTGGCCCGAAGCGGGGCGACGTTTCCATTGTGATGCGGTAGCGGCCGGCGGGGATTGCGGTGCGACCGTGGATTTTCTCGGCGCGCACGGTATCCTCCAGCGTGACGCACAGATGCTCACCGTCAATCAGCAGGTCGCCGTGGGTGCGGAATTCGTCGCTAGGCAACCGTTGCAGCGTTAATTCCATGCGCTATAATTCCCGCTCGGGGTGGTGGCAGACTGGTAATGCACCGGATTGTCTATCCGTGCGATGAGGGTTCGAATCCCTTCTACCCCGCCATATCTCACCACATCACCCAAGCCAGAGCCACCACGCAACACACAGCAACCCCCAGCAGCCACGGCACGGTATAGGGCGATGCGACCATTCGGGCGGCGAGGCGGGTTAGCAGCGAATCCGCTACCGGCTCGGCTTTCTGCAATGCGGCGTCGATACGGGCCGCAGCCTCTTTTGCCGACTCTTTAACCGATTTTTTCATCTGAATCCCTCCATTCGCCTGCACCAGTTTTCCGATACGAGTGAAACCTGTAAGCGTGTCGCGCCATGAACACCGCCACGGCAGCATACATTAATATCGTTGTCGGGTAATAGTCAGAATGATGACCCTTAATCGCCTCATACACGGGGGTGCCGGATGCGAAGGCCATACAGCCCAGCGCAGCATTCCCAAGAACGCCGTCCTCGTATCTTTTGCACAGCCCCAGGTAAATGACAACGCAAAGAATGACGGCAGCCGATGCCAGAACAATAAAATTAGCCATGTTATTTCCGCCCAAACCATGAACCGATTTGCGTAAATAGACTGTTAAAGTCCACGCCCTTTAATACCCTGATGACCGCCGCAGTCAGTGACATTGCGAAGATGCCGATAACGAATGCTGCGCCGCCCGATTCCTCCAGTTGGAAGTATTTCACCGCGAACGGCGTCAGGTAATGGGATGCAGCAAAACCGCCCATACACAGCGCCGCCTTGTATTTAACTGAACCTTCAATGAATGCCATTGAAATCACAGCGCCAGCAATACCGGCAAGCATCGTCTCATTTGGGGATACGCTGTCGATCATTTTATTGCCCTGTTTGTGGTTGTTCTGTGCGTTGGGGCGCATTGCTGGCCGCGATGACCGCCGCCAACGCCTGCGCCCGTTCTGTGCCGGGATTCATCATGGCGAGGCGGCGCATACGGTCTACTGAGCGTGGGTCTGTGAATATCTGCGCCAGTTCCGCCGTGTTGCCACCGTATTTGAAGCGCTCATACCAGTCTTTCGCGCCGGTCAACCATGCGCCGGGGGATGCCGCCGTGGACGCCGCTTGACCGACTAAGCCGCCGCGCCCTAACTCCTCGCTGATTTGTTTGTTGAATTCGGTCATGGAGCCAGCCGGTTGACGCTTGCCCTGCGCCTCCATAATGCTGATAAACCGATTAAATCCGGTCAGCGCTTGATCGCCGCCAGTGGATTGAATTGCCGCCCTGATGTTTTCACCCTGCCGTGTGTTGCCGGTCAGTGCAGCGGCAAACTTAGCGCCGCCCATCGCGTTTTCACCGGCCACTAGTCGCTGCGTAACCTCGTTGAATTGCGTCTCAAGGAATTGGCGCGTCAGATCGCGGGCAGCGTTCGGGTCGCGCACCCGGATTTGATTGATGGTTTGACGGACTGCGGAAGGCGTCAGCGTTTCCGGGTTGGCGGGAAACAGCACTTGCCGCTGCGCCTCAAACGTCGGTATTTTGTTCGGGCCAGCGGTAGCCGCGAGTTGGCCTATTGGTTGCCGTTGCAACGGCTCGACCACATCGCGCATGTTACGTTCCACGATACCCCGCGCCTGTCCGTATGCTGGAATAACGGCGTCAACTGAGGAGCGTAAATCAGAGGCTGCGCGAGTCGCACCGGCAGCGCCAGTGCGTTCCAGTGCCGATGCGCCAATGGCCGGATTGCTGGCCTCATCCAAGTATTTCTTGGCGGCGTCCAGCCAGCGCACGGAGCCTGCCGTCTCGTTTTGCAGGCCAAGCAGCGGATTATTGCGAACGCGCACCAGAGCCTCCGCAATGGCTGGATTGGTCACGGCATTGTTCCATGTGGAACTCGGCACCGTCTGCGCTTGTGCTGCCGCGTATAACGGAGCCGCCCGCGCATTCCCCGCCTGCCGAGCCGCATCAATCGTCTGCTCAGCCGCACCAGCGACGCGAGGCGCTATACTGGTCGGGTCAGCCACAGCGGGGCCAACGCGGTTTAACACGCCTTGGAACGCCGCCTCATTCTGACCCGGACGCGCCGCCATCGTTGCCGCCATCGTCGGGCCACCACCGCGAGACTGCTCCACCACGCGCTGAACGCCCAAAATCGGCTCAGTGGCCGACCGCTTAACCTGCGCGATGGCTTCTGGCCCAGTCAATACCACGCCCATCGTGCGGGCGTTGTCGATCAATCTCTGGGCCTGCTGCATCTGCTGCGGCGTGGTATCCCGCAATACATCGTTCAGGACGGCTCCTGTGGGCTGTCTGAGCGATGCCAATCCGCCTACCGTCAAACCACCCATCAGACCAGCGGCAAGCCGCCAATACGGGTTATTGTCCGTCAGTTGTCCGGCGAGTTCTGACGCACCACCACCAGCAGCACCAGCTAGTGCAGCCACGACACCCATCGGAGCGCCGCCAGCCGCGCCCTCAGTAATCGCCCCGGTAAATTTACCCGGCGTCGTCTGCGGCTCATACATCACGCCCAATTTCTCGAAACCACTGCGGGATATGTCGCCAATGTTCGGAGCCGAGAATAACTCGTCAAGATAGCTTTTTGCGGTTGGCAGTCCCACTGCACCAGCGGCCTTACCCGGCAATGACAGGATGGTTTGCGGCAATCCGACCAGACCAGCCGCAGCCTTCGGAATGGCTGATGCGGCGGATTTCGCCATGTCCTCCGCGACCGATACCTTGCCCTGCGGCATGATTCCGGGGATGCGGTCGGCGTTCGATGCCTTAGGCATATTCGCCTTAATCGCATCGGCCATCGCAGCGTCGCTCATCCCGTCCGGGAACTCGACGCGACCCATGCCCGGAACTTCGACTATTTGGCTCATTCGATGCGGCCTGTTGCCGGGTTATATCGGCGCACACCACCTGTGGCCGCTGACGGTGCCGCAGTAGCAGCACTCTGCGGGAACATCGGGTTAGCGTCCGAAAACGACTTCAATTCATCGAAAAATCCCTCGTCAAATCGTCCGGTGCGCTTGCGGTAATCGCGGGCGAGTTTGCCGACTTGCTGGTCACGTTCCGCGATTTTCTTTCGGTATTCGATCATCTTTCCAATGGCTGCCGGATCATTCTCAAGCCCAGGAATCGACTGCACCAAGAACTCGCGGTCTTTATCCGACATCGCACCCGGCATACCTGCGCCGCCAGCCGGATTCCGCAACTCAAGGGCCAGCATGTTGCTAATCTGCCGCACAGCCTGCGCCGGAGCCACATCGTCCTTGATGCCCATCGCCGTCAAGTCAGCGCCAGCAGCCTTTGCCGCAGCCTTCAGGTCTTGAATCGTGCCGGCGAACTTTCCGGTATTCACCTGTCCGAGCAGGCTTCCGAGGCGGTCATAGTTGGCGATATTCCGTGGCGCGTTGAACTCAGCCTTGATCGCGCCGGTATACATCTCACCGAATTCCTTGCCGACCGTTTTTCCGAACTCACCCTCTTGTTTCAGGTCGATATTGACGCCGGGTGCGTGTGTGGTGCCTTTCGAGATTGCGGCGTCGTATGTGGCGCGTCGAGGGTCTCCTACGGGCAGCGCATCACGCTCCTGTATTAGTTTTGTAAGGTTGCTGACTGCCGGTGTTTTCGGCTCCCTAAACAAAGCCTGCGCCTGCGCCCGCCCAAACTCAGCCGGAAACGCCATCGAAGTCAGTGCCCGCACGTTACCAGGATTCGGCACGTTGACGCCCATCGGTTGCCCGCGAGCATCGGCTTCCTGCACCATGCGCAGAGCCTCGGCATCGTTCGGAGCCACCGCAGTCGGCACACCCTCTGCTTGCGGGCCGGTGTATCCGCCGGTCATTGCCAGTCTAGATAAAGCACCTTGAGCGGCCCGCTGGTTAGCGGTATTCGCCGCCGTAGCGTCTTTCTCCGCAATCTGCGACCGCAGCAAGTTCATTTTCAGCGGCCTTTCCTCTGCCGCCAGCGCGTCCTGCTGCTGCTGACGCTGCAATTGCGCGAGTTGCATCAGGACGCCCATTTCCTGCTGCTGGCGTTGCTGGCCGAGTTGCTGTGCCGCGATGTAGCCGTCTAGTCCGGGTGCGATAGATGCCATGTGTGCCTCTACTTAGTTACAGATACTGCGATGAATTCAATAACAATTTCGACAATGCACCGCCATACTGATTTTGCGGTTGCGTGATCTGACCGAGTCCGTAGCCGAGCGCATTGTATGCGCCGCTAGTCTGCCCTGCCGCAGCAGTATCGTTAGAACCGGCGATATTCGTGCCAAGCTGCCCGAACGTGCCAAGCTGTGAGCGCGTCGTGTTCAGTTGCGGCAATGCGAGGGAACCGGAAATGTATTTCTGCATCTCGGCGTATGCGCCCGGATTGTCCACAGGATTTCCACTTTTGGCTGACGTAGCCCGTGCCGCCGCTTGCGCACCGACATCAAGTGCATTCATGAAATCCGGTGAGTCCGCAATGCTGTATCCCGGCTGATACGTTTCCAGCAATTTATCCCGATACGGCGCACCTAGCGCCAGATACTTATCGGCAACATCACTGTATGCGCCAGCCTGCGCGTTTGCACCAGCCGCGCCAAGGCCAGCACTTGCGCCAGCACCTAATACCTGCGTCCAGTCAGCCGTCGTCGCCGTGCCGTCCAATATCCGAGACATTGCCGAGCCAGCGGCCTGAGTCAATGCACCACCGCCTGCTGCGGCACCCGCACCTGACAACGCGCCACCACCAACCGCGCCCGCAACCTCCGCCCCAGATGCGCCACCGGCCAGTCCGCTCAATGCACCCTCACCGGCAACTGTTCCGCCTGATGCGCCGCCTATAAATTCACCGGCACCAGCCGCCAACTCACCGCCTCCTGCCGCACCAGCGGCCTCGGCACCAGCAGCGCCAAATAATTCAGGTGCTAGCGCATAGCCACCCAACGCCAAGCCGCCAAGAATAGGCGCATACGTCATCAAGTCATTCTTAGAATTAAGCTGCTGCGCCCATTGATCCCAGCCTTGGAATCCGGCCACCTCGGCAGGCGTCGCATATTTGGCGAAATCACCATCAAAAGAACGGAATCCGCCTTGCGCTGCATTACGCAGAATCTCATCCATCCGGGCGTCGGTGAAATTCACTCCGGGCTTACCCTGACTGGCCGCATCTCGCATACTCATCAACTGAGTTCGCAGGTCGATTAAAGGCGCAATTCGCGTCATGTCGCCATACCACTCGTCTTGACCATCGACCATGCCCATGCCAGAGCCGGGTATAGTCTGTGCGATGAGATTATTGAATTCTTGTTCGGTCATTTTGCTGCCCTCACGTTTCCGAGTAATGCTGCCATTTTTTGCCGCGTGTTTTCGTTATCTGATCTGCGTTTGGCTATACGTTCAGGTGTGTGAATGATTGAAGCAATCGCCTCAACTTCAGCCCACTCTGCATCTGGAATCTTCGGCCACGGAGCGCCGGGGATTCCGCCGTCAGGGTTTGATAGGTGTGCATCCCATGCGTCTCTCAGGGCTTGCGGATTGTCACCGGGTTGCAATGCGCCAGAGTGGTATTTTTCCGCTATTAACTCGCCGCTATCATCGTCAATAAACAGCAGAGAAAGCCTTACCCTGATATTCCTCTCTCGGTCAGTGCCCACGCAGATGTCTATTTTTTTCATATATCACACAAAATAAATTAATGAGGTTGTAAAATCGACAGAACCGCCAGATGGAACAGAAGAAATCTGCATAACCGCTCGCGCCACGCCTGACGCACATTGATTAAACCTAAATTTATTGTCACCGGCATTTATCTGCGCCACTACGTATGTATACGTGGCGTTTGTCCATCCAGACGCACGCAGCGTCGAATAACCCTCATATGCCGCAACAAATGGAATTCCAGTAACATATACATTCCCGCTACTTGTTGACCACGTAAAAGAACTTGTGGCGAGACTAAAGGAAATGGCCGTGGCATCGCCTATTCTTGTGTATTTACCGGAGCGACCGGAGTAAGAAACGGACAAGTCGCCAGGTGTTTCGCAAGTAAACACCACCGTCCACGTCCCTTCCTCGTAATCATCCAAAGTATTCGCGTCAGAGGATGGATTCTGCGTGGCCGGGAATTTAATCTGCCCGCCAGTTAGCGTCAGCAGTCCAGTAACCGTCAGCGTGGAAAATGCCGCGGCAATCCCTGCGGCCAGTAAGTTGCCTATCGTCGCCTTCTTATACTCAACCTGCCCCGTCTCGCTAACGTCGAATATGCCAACCTCATCACCGGAGGCGACTGAGGTGAGTTCTTGCTGTAGGTCGATGTTTTGACGGAGGCCTAATTTCTGGAGCCATCCTTGAACGGTGGCCGACATGAAATCCGCACCAGTAGCAAATCGCTCAAAATCTTCAATAGGCATTATGTCTGCCCCGCATCGTAATTAACGGCCAGATATGAGCAGCCGAACGGGTTATTGCCAGTCTGCGTGATGCGGTGCATCCGCCCACGAGTAAAACTTCCGCCGCGGAAGATTCGAGGATTCTTGTCTCGCAGGTTAAATGTGCCGATTGTTGACCAATTTTGTCCGTCATCGTCGGAGGCCTCTAGTGTTGCGATGACGGCTCCGCTCGATAGCTGGTCTGCCTGCAACTCATACGAGTGAACGAATTTTCTGTTTCCTGTTCCGCCATCCCAAGGGCCAAGCTGAATGACCGCCGGAGTTGATGTTGAAAACACAGTTGATGCTCCGTAGACCATGCGATAAATTTCGTCAACGCCAGCGGTAACTCGGATTACACCCTCGAATGGGTCGTAAACCACGAATTTAAAGGCATCCGATACCGTTGCGTCATGCCACGGCGACCATTCCTTTCCCTCGATGTCGTAGACAAAAGCCGGTATGTTTTCGCTGACTTGGTTGACCGTCATGAAAATCAATCTGCGACCGGCGATGTATGACGCCCTCAATGTCCATGTTGACGAAGGATTTGCTGACGCCGATGAATTTAAAAACCCCTCAACGTCATCTGTTGATATTTTTACTGGCGAGAATCCATTGAGCATGTAGACGCCAATACCGCCCTGTTGAGATAATCCAATCCACGCAATCGTATCGTCAACGCCGGTAATTGCCTGCGGTCCGACAGCGCCTATTTTTATATTGGCACCCGATGAGCCAAGCAATACGGAGCCTGTCGCGTTCCCCGCATTTGTGAAAAACTCCGTAGATATCTTGCCAAACGCAACAATCCGGTCTTTATAGCGCAGGACACCAACACCCTCATCTGGAAAGGCATTGGCGGTTAAGTAACTTGATGCGGCCCATGATGCAATGCTTCCAAGGTCACTGTTATAAATTCGGCCCTCGGTTGTCATCACAAAGGCGTAGCCGTCCATGTAGGCAAATCGCCCTATTGCCGTCGCCTGCGGATAATCAGCGTCGATGATCTGTGCTAGTGGTTGCCGGGTGATGGTCGCCGGGGTCGCAGAGCCGGACGCAGTGAGTGTCATGGTGATCTGTGTTCCGGAATCAATGCTTAATATTCTGGAGCCAGTTTGAATCTGCGAGCCAGACAATCCCTGCCCAACTAAATAGGTTGCGGTGCTTGCAATGCTCGTCACCACCGCGCTTCCGCCGGTCGTATTGCCGGTAAAAGTCGTAGGCGTCGTAATCTGGTCCTCGCGCCAGTATCCAGCATATCCAGTAGTCGTGTTTACGCCAAGATACCCAACGCCAGCAAGATCAAATTCCGACAAATAACTATGTTTTCCTGAAGTCAAACTACCGAGAGACGTAACGGCGTCAGCAAGACTAACGTGAGCAACCGATGAGCCGGTGCCAACGTGAACAAGGCCGCCGCCCCACGATGCGACGATAATATCCACTAATTCGAGTGAGCTTCCGGATATGGTCGTGTTTTGCGTTAATCCGGGTCGCTTCTCTGTTTTTGCGCCGAACTGATTCGTATATGGATTCGCCCGCGTCGAGATGATGCAGTTACGGAATAGTTGGCTTTTCAGCGGGATTCGATTCGCGCCGCCAGTCGTTCCAGGAACGGCGGAATACTGGACGGTGCCGAATAGCGGTAATTTCTCTATTGGCACGGCGTCAGCACTCCAACCAAACGCCGCCATGCCCGTCGGTAATTACCCGATTGGCAGTGCATGGTCCTGCTGCGGCATTAAATGGCGCGGAAATCATTGGCTTTTTATGCGACTGCTGCGGCGGCACAGTGCATCCAGCCATCAGAAAGGCGATGATAATGACGCGAATCACCATCTCGGCCACCCATAGTCGTTCTCATACCCACGGTCAGACCGGAAATCATCGACGGCTACCGGCTCATAACTAACCCGTCGCGCGTTCAGTTTACGAATGTTGCGTTCGGCTTCCATGCAATCCGCCTTCCAGCGCATCATCGTCTGGTCTGTTTTCCCGTAAACGTCGCCCAAGTCATAGCAGATAATGTCGCGCATCCAGCGAATCATGGATACGTCAACGTCAATCGCGGAGCCTTCCGTGGTGTCCTGCGCGAATTGCTCATAGACCAGTTTGGCGGTCGTCGTCACCGTCGGAACCGGCCAGAACTCGAATTCCGCGCCGCCACGCCACAGCGCCTTGCACGGCAACCCTGTCTGCGGTTTATCCTGAATATCGGTAAATTGCCTGACATTGACGATCTGAACCGGCAAATCGCGTGAACCGTCGGCAATAAACAGCGCAATAGGGAACTGAATATCCGTGGTAGCCGATGCGGTATTGATGCTGGCGGTGACTGCGAATGACAGCGGCACCTCCGGCACGTAGCGCCATACGATGCCCAGACGGTGCATTTCCTTCAAGCGCAAGTCTGCGGCCTCATAGACCATTTCGGAGTCTGCGCTGGCCACAGTCTGCGATGCGCCGACGATGGCCAATTTCCGCATCACCAGCGTTGCGAGTTGCTCCCGTGTGCGCGTATAGGAAAAACTCACAATACCGCCTCGTCACGTTTCTTGACTGCGCGTTTCGGCAGTTTCAGCGTATTCGACACTGCCGCTACGTCATGGCCATTTGCCAGTTCATCTCGGACTTCCTCAAAGTCAGGATGCCCGGTCAGCGCCTCAATCGTGCCACGGTCGCGGATTTCAGTCGCCTTACCCCATGCGAATACGTAGCCACGATACTCACGATAATCATTCGTTTTCAGCTTGAATTTCATGCGGCCTCCAATTCCTTCGATAGTTCCTTCGGTTGTCGAGCGGCCACCATATCGCTCAGATCAAGCCCTACGCGCTCCACAACGGGTATCCACGCGCCAACCTCCGCAGCCGGTTGCCGATACAGTCGGACGCTGCGATACCAGACCATCGGCCCGGTGTTTTTATACCGCCACGCCGGATTTTTCGGCGTCAGCACCCAGCATGGCACACCCAGCGCACCAGCCAAGTGAATGACCGATGTGCATACAGAAATGACTAAATCGCAGGATTTAACCAGCCGAGCCGTTTCCATGTAATCGTGCGCCTTTACCTCTGGACGCTGCTCGATGGTGTAGCCCTTACCCTCCATCAGCGCGATTTCCTCGGCGCATTCCGTGTATTGCAGCGACACGAATTCGCAGTCATTGTTGAGAATCGTCGCCCACCAGGACAGCGGCACGGTGCGCTTGCGGACGCGACCGGCTTTCATGCCGCCAGTCCATGAGATGCCGACGCGGAGTTTCTTGCCACGCGGCAATGACGCATCCGCCTTGATATACGGCGTTCCGGGGAATGCCTCGGCACTCCGGCGGTAAAACTTGCCAAGCGACCCGATACTAATACGGGCGTCAATCTTGTGGTCTGCGGGCCACGTAATCACGGAGTCCTCGCGGGTGCCGTAACAGGTAACGCCGAATGACTCCTCAAACAGCGTTTTCAGTCGTGTGTGGCACTCCAGAATAACGGTGCAGTCCTTCATTAAGTCCGGCAGCATGGACGCGAACATGATTTCATCGCCAATGCCCTGCTCACCGTAGACCCAGACAGTTTTGCCTTTTTCGCCATTCCAGACCGGAATATCACCGTATGCACGGTCAACGCGCTGCCTGGCGGCATACCCATGCTCGTATTCATCCCACGCGGTATCCCACTGACCATCCAGCAGCAGGCACAATGACTTGTTCCAGTGTGCCAAAGCCAGTTTCGGGTTCAGTTTCAGTGCCTTGTCGAATAACTCAATCGGCTTTGCGGTGTCGCCATTTTCGATGAACATGGAACCATAACTCGTCATCGTCTCGGCAGTCGCGCCCTTCATGGTCGCGGCCTTTTCGAGATATTTCATGGCCTTGTCAATTTGGCCGGAGTGCTTGTAAGCCAGCCCGAGGTTTGAATAAACCGCAGGCTCTTTATAAATCTTGTTTTCAATGGCACGAAGCAGGAAGCACACAGCCAATCCAGGCTTGCCCATCGACAGATACAGCGTTCCAATCGTCGCCAACAGCCCGTGATTTTCCGGGTTCTGGCTCAAAATCTGGTCGTAAATCTCCTCGGCCTCTGCATATTTACCTTCCAGTTGCAACATATTTGCCTGCCGGAATACATCGGAGCCTTGCGTTTCTACGGCCTGAGTTTGCTGTGACATCGTTCTGACGTTCCTTTCTTTATCGGAAAAACGGACAGCCCCTTTACGGAGCTGTCCGTCAAATCAAGCAACGAAGAAACAAGCCAGCATCAGGTATCCATCGCAAAGATGGCCGTAAGCACAAACGAACCCTCAACGGAGGCAACCGATACCGACAAGAGCGTAATGTCGATAGTGTCGTCAACGCTGTAGGTGTAAGGCACGTAGGCGGTATTAATCACCGCTTGAACGCCAGTCGATGAATACGCATAGCCTGTGATGTATCGTGCAGCAGAAACGCCGTCACCGACACGCGCATTACCCACGTTTGCACCAGCCGCCGGGTAGGACAGCGCCACATAAACCGGCGTCGCACCCTTCGGCACCTTCACCATCTGAATCACATCGCCCGCCGACAGTGAATTCGTCAGCGAGTAGATGGACGTTACTGCAACGAGGCCAACGGACAGCCCCTTCGGTTGGACGCCGAGAGCGGCTTTACTTGCGGTTTTGGTAGCCATTTTTCAGCCTCCTTTAGTCAGCGACCGCAGCGAAGAAGCCAGTCACGATGCCATGATCTTTCGGCGTGGTCGTGTCAGCCCCCGGCGCGGTGCCGAAGCGAAGTTTCTCGATACGGCGGATTTCCTGCACACCGACGCCATGAAGGAACTCATAGTCGTCAGTATCCGTCGTGCTCTTGGTGCGTTGCGCCCAGCCCAGACCAACGGCCTGTGCGCCACACAGATACACCGGCTCAATCGCAACACCAGCAGAACCGGAGATATCGCCCAGCGTAGTGATTTCCGGGATTTCGCGGATAATCATGCCATCCCACACCAGCGAGTCGCCGGTAAAGAGTGGGTTATCCACGCCACGGATGCGGGCGTCACGGTTTGCCAAGGTCAGGACGTTCGTGGTCGGATTGTCCTCGGTCAGATCGCGCCAGCAGCGCGGGCCAACGAAGGCGACATACCATTCCTGATCCATTTCCTTGACATACACCGGCTTGACTTTCGGCGATGCGGACTGAGCAAGACGCTTCATGAGTGACAGCGAATTCGGCGTCAGTTCGTTGCCGATTTTTGCAATGTCCGTGGCGAACACGGCACCCGCGTAGTTGGCAACGGTTCCGGCCAGAACGCGGTCAGCGTTGTTGGCCCACCAGGTATTGCGTTGCGCGGCAGTCGAGACGCTGTAATTCACGCCGTCAATCTGGCCCAGCGCGTTCGTGCAGTCATCACGCAGTTTCTTTTGCGCCCACTGACGAAGCTGGACTTTTGCCGCGTCGCGTAGTTCGATAACCGATTTCTGCACATCCCAGTCATCGACGGCCACGGCATGACGCAGAACGTCAACCGTAATCGCGTGTGAGCGGGAGTTAAGTCGTTCCTCGTTGCCTTTCAGCGTCGAGTTGCCGGTGACACCGTTGCCGGTGAGTTCGTTGACCAGCGCGAAGGTGACGGTATCGCCCTTCTTCTTCGTCAGGTCATCTTTGAGTTGGAAAATTGCGGCTTCGTCCGTGCCCATGTAGCGCTTGTAGCGCGAGGAGCGGACGTAGTCGGTGAAGAAGTCATTATCCCAAATCTGGGGGGTAAGTCCGGTCGCGGCATATGTTTGCGACATAGTTTTTACTCCAAAAAGTTAATAGGGGAATTTCTCGATTTCGCCCGTGATTCCGGCGGCGGAGAACATTCGCCCTTAACTTGGCGGCAGTAAAACTAGGTGGGGCTGTTGCGGTAAAACCGTTACCTGAAACATCGCCCTCAGAGTGGCGACCTCCGCAATCACTGCGCTTCGCATCGTGAGTGAGTGCTAACTTACAAACAGCATATACGCCTATTCCAGCAAGGCGTCAACCTCTCAAAATCGCATCCAGCGGCGTCGGCCCAGTAAACACCGCCCGCGCTGGCGTCGAAGTGCTGCGAACATCCGACAAACTCCCCGGCAAGTCAGCGGCCAGTTTTTGCCGGTCGGCCTCTTTTGCCTTGAATTCCGCCTCAATCTTGGCGCGTTCCTCGGAGGCCACGCGCTGCCGGTATTCCTCGATATTGCCAATGCTTTTCAGTTCTTTCTGCCGCTTGCCGACTTGGTAGGCGAATTCTGCCGGGTCTGCTGCTGCCAGCCACTGATCGCGGACGCCCGGAACCGTTTGCATCAATGTGCCGAATTCCTCCACGTTGGCGTCGAAATCCGGGTATCGCTGGCGGGCGATGGCCTCCGAAGTGTCTAGGCGCGTTTGTAGGACGATCTGACGCGTCTGCGTCTCGTGCTGCTTAAGTGCGGCTTCCGGGTCGTCCCAGAACGTTTTGGCGGGTTCTGCTGGCTTATTCTGGCGCAGTGCAGCAAGTTCCTGCTCCATCGCCTGCCGTTTGCGGCGTTCCTCTTGGGCGGCAGCAAGAAATGCCCGTTCCTTGGGGGTGAATTCCTGATTGTTGGCGGGTTGAGCGGCTGCGGGCGTTGCTGTGGCTGGTTCCGTGGCGGAGGCCGCTGGTGCAGAGGTTGCTGGTGTCGCCTCGGCTGGTTTGGCCTCCAAAGTCTCTTTCGCCACATACCTGCCATTCTCGTCGCGCACACGGACCTCTGCGGCCTCGCGGGTATCGCGCTCTTTCTGCTGGTGCTGCTTGCGGCGGCTGGTGCTGCGCTCGACTGTCGGTTCAGCGGCAGCCACCGGTTCCTTAGCAACCGGCTCAGTCTCAACCGGAACCTTGACCTCGGTGTTCCGTTCCGCCTGCTGCCGCGCAACTGGGTCATTCTCGCGGGGTGAACCGTCGGGCTTGCTGCCGCCCAAAATATCGTTCAGCGGGGTGATTTCCATTTGCTCTGCCATGATTATCGTCCTTTTTCTGCAATACCTGCTTCCGCCCGAACCCCGGCGGCGGGTAACGCTGTCCTGCGTTTCATCAAATCCACGACCTTTGCCACGTTGCCATCTACCTCATGGCGCAACTCCGGCGGCAACATCCACGGCTTTCTGCGACCCTTGTAATGCACGATTTTCCGGCCAGTCAGGTCGTCGCCTTCGGTATCCGGCGAGAAATTGTAAATTTCCCCGGGTATCTCCATGACCTTGTATTTTTTGCCCAGAGAGCAGGCAATCATCGTGACCAGTGTTTGACTGTTCATCCAGCCATCGCGTAACGGCTGCGCACGGTAAATCTGGCGCACCTCTTTCCAGAAATCAGAGTTTTTGCTGAATACAACGCCCATGTTGTAGGACTGGCTTAACTTATGGTGCCGCCCAATGTTCTGCTGGCGACTCGTAAAGCAGGCGTCGAAGTCCAGATTGAATATCTCGGAAACATCATCTTTCATCAAAATATCGTAATCCAGTGACAGCACATGGCCGTCAATCTCGCATAGCGTCGTCAGCAATTGGTCAACGTAATCTCTTTCGTGTCGGACGATCATCTGACTATCGAAGCCCGCGAGTTTTTCGCACGGCGCGTCGGTCACATGGATTAACTCGATATTGTCCATGTGCCGATCTACGGACTTGACCATCTCGTAAGCCAGCAGCGGCGACAAGTCCGGCGATACGCGAACTGGGATTTTTATCACAGCGGCATCCTTACAAACCAAGTCGAGTCCGCGCCAATCTTCAAACGCCATCCGTTTTCGGCTACGGCCTCATCAACCGCCCGCTTGACCTCGCGCCCGTTGCGTTCGTTCGGGTTGTCGTAATCGTGGCCAGACAGCAATGCGCCGCGCTTCAATTTCGGCAGCCATACGCGAATGTCTTTTTTAACGCCACCGTAGGAATGGTCGGCGTCGATAAACACGAAGTCCAGTGATTCCTCCGGCATGGTCAGCGCCGCAACCTCGGAATCCATGTGCATCACAATGCGGCGGTCATTGGCGAAGTCAGTCCGGCGCAGCGCGTCCAATCGGTTTCTCGCCTGCTCATCCTCGGTAAATCCCCTATCCTCAAGCCCTTTGACCGCCAGCCAGCTATCGACCATGTAGAGCGTCAAATCCTCACGTTTCAGTAAAAACTCGGACATTTTGCCTTTCCAGATGCCAAGTTCAGCGCCGATTACCGGGCCGATTGGCAATCGCGCAAGCAACTCAGAGGCGCGTTTTGATGCCGCCACTATGCCGCCTCTTTTTGTTGAACGGATACGCGAGTGCTGTTATTGAAAACCGGATGTATCAGTAAGTCCGGGTAATCCTCGGTCTGGTCTGCGAATCCATCGGCTGATGGCATCGTATCCATCAGCATCATGCCTCGCGCCGCTTGGTCTGGTGTCATATACATATTCCAGCCAAGTGATTCCACGACCTCCTGATCGTAAGGCTTCCCGCTGCGTCCGTCGTAGCGCATTTTTTTTAGTGCCTCATACGCCGGTTTGTCGTCCAGCAGAATCATGCCGCCCCTGCCGATTGGGATATTCTTTTTCAGGTGAAACGATAGGCACTGGAATCCGCCGTTAAACATGCCCTTTCTGAATCGCTTGGCGGCATCAATTACCGTCGTCGGCAATAACGGGTATTCACCAGTCCATGCCATATCCACAAATCGCACATCGAACCCCGCATGGAGTGCGGCCATCGGGACGCTAATATATGTTTTCCTCGGTATGTCTATGCGGCCACCGTGGACATGCTGCTCCTTAACATAGGTCAGAGATAAAAATAGAGCGGATGTGCAACTCTCGACGGCGACTGCAAACCGCGAACCGCAGAACTCCGAAACACGCGCCTCGAAGTCAGAAACGATACCGTATGATCTAGCGGTCATTTTGCGGAGTCCTTTTCGATGGTTATTTTGTATCTGCTACCGCGATGGTTGATGAACGCCGGAAACCGTGGTTCACATATCCGCAGCAAGTCAAACTGCTCGGCAATCGTTTTTTCTGCGAATAACTCGCTGTCATCCGGCTTCCTCTTTCGGTAATATCCCGGTGCGCCAAATTGCTTTGCGGAATGAGTCGTCTTTGAGGTAATAATGGAGAGCGCTAATTCACTTTTTACGCGAAACGCCTTTTCGTGTATTTCTTCGGACAATTCAGTTCCGTCAAGATGCAGCGTTTCCTGCTTGATGATATCGCCGCTATCCACCGGATAGGCGCATTTAATGGCGCTGACGATAATATCGTTCCTGCCTTCCAGAATCTGCCACGCCAGAGGACTCCAGCCGCGACCGTTCGGCAAATCTGATTCATGGATAACGATGCAGTTTTTATAGCGCGAGAGAACATCTTCGGCCACTATTTCAGTGCATGAAATCAGAAATAGGTAATCGCCATTCATGCGCCTGACTTCGTTCATATCCGAAACAAGTGTCATAAATGAATCCTGACACCACTCAAGCCAGTATTTGTGGGCCGGATGCGACTGCGGCACGAATACCTTGATGTCATCCACTGCGATTGAGCCGTGAATCATAATCATTTGGCACCCATGCTTAACAGTTTCTCCGCATACCCGTTATCGACCTCTTTTGTCACCGCGTCGATCACCGCCTTAAATCCAGCCATCGTCACCTTATGCTGATTGACCGGCGTGTAATCGGCTTGATGCTTACGGTATTCGACATTGCCACCCTCAATGTAAATCTCCTGCGCCCGTTCTGGCGTCATATCGCCTCCATGAAAATGACCAATAACGCTTCTTCCTCGTCCGTCCGCATCTGCTTGGCCAGTAACGCACGCATTTCCGCAATCATCTCGGCGCTCGTCATCTGGTAGGCGGTAATCACGCGCAGGCCGTCATCGGTCAGGCCGTCGAACTGCCGCATGGTCATATCGACCACTTGCGGCGGCATGTCGTCCAGCTTCGGTGTTATCGGCTGCTGTGGCGTTTCATCGCGTTTCGGCAGTTTTAGGGTGTTGCGTGGCCGGTCGATTAGGCCGGTTGGCTTGAATATCTGCCGCCGTGCGGTGCCATTGTCGCCTTTGCCGCTAGTGACAATCTCAACGTCAGGCGGCACCGGAGGAGTATCGGCAGCGAAGAATCCACCGAAGAAAAATGGCGCTCCGAAAAAAGATGTTTGTCCGGTGACTGGCATTGGTTGCGTTACTCGTAGTAGCCGTTAATCATGACCGTGCACCACAGAACCTGAGAGGCGGTCGCTGTTCCTACAATAAATTTAGCAACTGCGGCGACCCATTGACCCGGCTGCACGACAATTGGCGTATCAAAATTAACGGTAATGGCTTCAGCGGATGCGCCGATAGCTGCCGCAACAATCCATGATTGCAGACCAAGAGGAACTCGCCGCCAAGCCTTCGCGGTCGCAGTGGTAAATGTTGCGGATTCAGACTGCGCCAGAGACGGGATTGTGGGCCCAGTTGCGCCGAAAGCCAGCGACCATTGCAAGATACTGGCGGTTGTTGCAACTGCCGCTCCGATGTTTACTGAATCAATCCGAATACCTGTAATCACCAAGTTTCTCGGCGTTTGATTGATGCCACCAGTGGGCACCTGAAACGCTGTTACACAACCATCAACACCGGCGGCTGCCGCCTGAATACCGGCCTGACCGCCAAGGCCAGTCGCAATTGCCACGGTCTGAGACAGCGCACCACCAGTAACCGTAGTCGCCGCCGTAGCGTTTGGCAAAAGAGCAGTGGTGCCCATTGTGCCGCCGTTCTGACCCTGTGCTGCATGTTGACCCAATGCCGCCATTTGATGCGCCCACGGTCTCGCGGTCTGCAAGTCCATCAGTGTTACGGTCACATCGGATACGCGCATCGTGTTCGTGTTCGATACGTTGCCGACGTTATATTTCTGCATGAATATCGGCAGTGCTGTGGTGATAAACGGCTGACCGTTTGCGGCGGGTATTTCTTTTGTGCCCAACAGAACATCATCCTGCCAGAATTCCACAAAACGCTCGCCGATGACAATGGCGAATTTATACAGGCTACCAACGGTAAATAAATCAATCGTCCGCATTACGCCAGTAGATACCGCAGCGTCACCAAATGAAATCGTGCCGATCAGCCCTGCGGATGTCAGTTCCAGCCACACGCCATCAGTCGGCGGAGTAACGGCAGCAGAAGGTAAGCCAAGGCCCATGCGCCATACGTCATTTGTCACTAGTGCCGCCGTGAATTGCCCTGCGGTGAATTCGGCGGACAGCGGAGCGGTGCCGAACAGCGGGAAATACTGGAATGAACGGACAAATGCACCGTGCGTGTTAGTGGTGCCT